CTTAGAACAACAAAAGAAGGGCAAAGCTGGTTAGTACTCAACGACGGCGTAAAGGTTGCCGCAGTACACAAGAGTGAAGACGGCTTTATCCTTGCTAAGAACGGCAATGTACATAACCTAGGATCGGCTCGCAATGTTCGCAAGCAGTTGGGTGTCAAGGACTGGGAGCCCGGTGAATTTGTAGAAAATTCTTCCATCAGAGCAGACTTGGATGGATATCCAGTTGATCAAGAAACATACTTTAATGCCGCTATCGAGGTTCAACGCAGACTTCCTGTGTATACGCCAGAGCCTAATAGCAAGTGTTATTTTGCCGCTGGGTGGTATCGTATTCGTGTTAAAGGCCGTGACCGTGTTACGTTTTGCCCTAAGCTACTAACGCTAAATCGCAATCAGTTCTGGGGACCATTCCACACAGAATCTGAAGCAGAGAACTTGAATCAATAAATATCTTCATGCTTAACAGACGTGACCTTGAAGAATTTATCGGTTTAGTAACACAAACAGAAAAGAAAAAATCCCCCGAACTGCGAATGACTACTGCTAACGCACGTAGAGTAGCAGACGGGCTGGCGTTTTTATTAATGGAACTTCAAGATCAGCAAAAGGCTTTAGCAGAAAGCCAGAAAAAATTAGCTGATAGCCAAGTCACTAGCATCGAACTTGACGGAGGCTCATTCTAATGAAAATTACTGTATACACAAAAACTATTTGCCCTTACTGCACATCTGCAAAAATGTGGCTTAAAAACAAGGGTTATTCCTACGAAGAAATCAATCTAGACGACGACTCTGCTCGCCAAACATTCTACGAAAGCGTTGGCAATGGTGTTCGTACTGTCCCACAGATCTTTGTAGATGGCGAGCGTATTGGCGGTTATACTGAGTTACTTAAAAGTCGCTTGGCTGTAACAATAAACCCAAATAGCATCCCAGAATTCTAACATCGCTTAATTCCATTCTTCGCTAAATATAGTAGCAGAGAATGGAATTATGAGCAGACCTAAACCCACTATATTATTAGAGCATATCGAAAAGGCTACCTATAAGACTGACCAAGTTTTAGTCAGCGAAGGGGTTTGGGCGGTGTTTTTTGACGGTAAACCTATCAATCTAAAGAGCTTTAATAGCTTAACCAACTATCCTGGTCCTAAGTACAAAAAAGTATCGTTTAGCAATCCTGGGCATGCATTTAACCTAGCAACCAAATTAAACTCATTATTCAACACTGACAAATTTCAAGTATACAAGTTAACAAATGGACAACTTGTACAAGAATAGATCACCATACGAAGAAAGAATCTTTCAAGCAATTAAGAGTGGAACAATTAATGCTCCCCTTCTATTTTCTATTGACAGCGCAAATAAAAGTTGGGATGATGCTGTTAAGGAAGAAATTTCGCACAGAGTTTGGCATAACAATCACAGTATGCAATTAAGTGATGAAGGGTACATGTGGTATAAAACCCTAGCGACACCTTTGACTATTGCGTCTCCTATTTTTGCCACAGCAGGGGCAATACTGGGTGTGGTACGTATCTTCCCTAATACAGCGTTTCATTTACACAGAAACAACTTGCATCACTGGGAGCAAGACAAGCAAAATGCATGGGCATTATGCGGCGGAAACTTAGCTCAATGGCTGGCATTTTCGGGCTAAAATTGCTTAATTTTTAAGCAGAAAAGTGTTGTTTTTACACAATATTCTGTACCCTTTGTAAGTACCCGCTTACAAAGGGTTTTTTGTGGCTAAAATACAACAGAATTTTGGTAAAAAAGTGGTTGACTTTGGTGCATAAGGCTGTATAATAAACACATGAACTGCAAAAATACACCCCGTAAAAAGCGCACAGACCGCACTCACATCATTTACGAACTTGTCGTAAATGGTAAGAGCTATGTTGGTATCACTGCTAAAACGGAATCCACAGTTAATAAGAGCGTGTTGAGTCGCTTTGCCAAGCACACTTATCGTGCTCGCACTGAAGACAAGACATGGCCTCTTTATGTTGCTATGCGTAAGTTTGGTGTAGAAGCGTTCGACGTATTCGTTTTGGAAACAGGACGTGGTAAGGCTTGGGCTCATCAACGTGAGCGTGAGCTGATTGCAGAAATGCAACCTATTTTGAACTTAGCGTAAAAAACAGGTTGACAAAGAGTAGTGAATCACATATACTACAAAGACTAAGAAATTAGTTTAACTCACAGGAAAGGTTTTTATAATGTCCGCATCAGAAGTCCGTACCGTTACTATTCGTGAAGCTAAGAAGGATGTTCGCATTGCTATGCGTTGCAAGCGTCCGGTCATGCTTTGGGGTCCTCCAGGTATTGGTAAGTCCGACCTTGCCGCCCAGCTTGCAGAAAGTCTCGGCGGTGCTCTAATTGATCTTCGTTTGCCCTTGCTTGATCCCACCGACCTCAAGGGCATGCCTTATTTTGATACTACCAGTGGCACTATGCGTTGGGCTAGCCCTAGCGAACTGCCCAGTGAAGAATTTGCTAGTAAGTATCCCATCGTCGTACTGTTCCTAGACGAGATGAACGCCGCGGCTCCTGCGGTACAGGCTAGTGCCTATCAGCTTACACTGAACCGTCGCATTGGTGAATACCGACTGCCAGACAATGTTGTTATTATGGCGGCCGGTAACCGTGAAAGCGACCGAGGCGTTACTTATCGTATGCCTGCTCCGTTGGCTAACCGCTTCCTGCACTTGGAATTGCGTTGCGACTTTGAAAGCTGGAACGAGTGGGCGGTTAATGTTAACACACACCCAGACGTGGTAGGTTACCTTAACTTTGCCAAGCAGGACTTGTACGACTTCCGTCCAGAGAGTGCGTCACGTGCCTTTGCTACTCCACGTACATGGTCATTTGTTAGCGACCTTCTACGTGATGAAGAACTCGACGACAGCTCGGCAATGGATTTGATTTCAGGTGCTGTTGGTGAAGGTCTTGCTGTTAAGTTTATGGCACACCGCAAGTTTGCTAGCCAGCTTCCTGACCCAAGCGATGTTCTTGCAGGTAAGGTTAGTACAATTGGTACTAAGGAAGTGTCTGCACACTACTCCTTGACCATTAGCATGTGCTATGAGCTCAAGGACTACTACAACAAGAACAAGGCCAAGCTGGACTCTGCGGAGTGGCACGGCATGGTAGATAACTTCTTCCGCTTTATTATGGATAACTTTAGCACAGAGATTTGTATCCTTGCTGTTAAGGTTGCCTTGCAGAACTATGGTCTCATCTTCCAAGGTTCAAAGATGAAGACGTACAACGAATTTGCTAAGAAGTATGGCTCTTACATTACAGCCGCAATGCAAGCAAAGTAAGGTTCCTGTGAGGGACGCCCCGCAAGGGGCAGGGACGGGGAGTGCGGACTCCTCGTCCTTTTCTCACAAACATATCGTTCGAGAGATTGAGCAAGATGGGCAAGTAATCTCTGCGGTGTATGACCGAACATTGGTTCATACATTTAGAATGGCCGATGTCGAGGATCCAGAGATCTATGCCGCTGGCCCAATGTGGGAATGGCAAAACAGTGAACAAGGCACTTGGTGTTTTGAACATGCTTTTCCTAATTCCCTAGAGTATCGCATAGATACTGACATGGCATCCTACGGCTATCGTGTGGCAATCATTGGACACTTTCGCAAAGAAGATCTAGTTTATTTTTATCTCAAATGGCCTTTAAGCAACTAAAAACTTTACCCCATGAGGTATATGTGCCCAAGCACAGAGTACGTGAAGCCGAGCAGTGGTGTAAAACTGAACTAGGCGAGAAGTGGTCGGTAATTAGTAATAAGCAAGGACTATGGGCTTGTTTTTGGGTTGGTACTCGTAGTAAACACAATATATCAACCTATCGGTTTATATTTGACAATGAAGAAATTGCTATGTGGTTTGCATTGAGATGGTCGTAAAATTTATTAAAGCAGATAGTAAAAGTTTAGTCATCGCCGACTGGTGATCCTATGATGTTTCCTTAGAAGAGGAAATGGACGAGTGGTGTTGGCAATCATTTTCCTACCATCCCAGAAAAGGAATGGTACTAACATTTAAGGATGAAGCAGATATGAATATGTTTTTGTTGGCGTGGGGCTAATGTCCGTAGAAACAGAAAATTTATTTAGAGCATTAGGAGATCAACCATTGTTAGCAGAAAAACAATGGCGGTGTTTTGTTGGTATGCATGCTTGGTTGCCGTGGACTAACCCAACATCGACTAAACGTGGGTTAGACATTTACTTAGAGCAGTTTCGAACCTGCGGGCATTGCAACAAATCAAAGCGCAGAATAATCTCAAAAAATTAACATGAATACCTACAATGTACGTATACCTTGGCGTGATGGAGATCATCCCAGTGACTGGGATGAAACCTGCGTATGGGCCATTGAACACTTTGGCTTACCAGGACAGCGTTACATTTGTAAACCCACAGAAGACTACATGGACTTCAAGTTTAACGAAGAAAAAGATAGCATACTGTTTGCACTAAGGTGGTCCAAGTGATGTACGATTTTTTAGATCCAGACGAGTTTCGACCTCCTAAAGAAATTTTAGATCAATGTGTTAGTGTTCTAATTACCGATATCGATTTAAAGGACACCCCACATAAGATCAAACACTGGTGTTTGGCAAACTGTAAATCGTTTGTGTTCATGGATGAAACCGATGTCAGTGATGTTTCACCCCAGTGGGACCATATCTACGCATTCTACTTTGGCGAACAAGATGATGCTAACTGGTTCACACTAAGATGGCGATAGACTTACTGGACCAATTTGATGCGGCCGCCAAGGAAATGCAACGGCAACTTGACTTTGAGATATTATCTTCAGTGTTCGTCGAGTCTGGATGGACCAAAATTATTCTTACACCCATGTCTGGAGAAAAGTCAGAAGCGATTAATCAATGGCTTGACACAGCGTGTCAAGGTCAGTATACTACAATGGGACTGGTGTTCGTTTTTGAACGTCAGCAAGATGCCGCAATGTTTGCGTTAACATTTGTATGAAAAGTAAATTAGAATTAGATCAAGGGACTGTATACGGTCAAACGTATTTCACTGTTAGACCAAAGACAGTATATTTTGGTCCGGAATATAATAAAATGGATTGGGACACTATGCTTGATTGGTGCGTTAATACATTTGATAGGCCGCCGGAAGATGGAGTATGGTCGCCGGGTGCTCGTTGGTATGCTAACAATGCTAGGCTATGGTTTAGAGAAGAGGAAGATAGGGCAATGTTTGTGTTGAGGTGGTCATGAGAGCTGTAGTGTATACCCGGGGTGACTGGGAGAAAGTCAAGAAGTGGCTACTCTCGGAGTTCGGCTTGAGTAATTGCTTTGCATGGAATCTAAAAGAGAATTTTGGCTTTACTGTACGTGAGCACTCGGAATGGGTTAAGAATCCAGAATATCAAAAGCCCGATCCCAATGATATGTTCTTTCATCTAATATCAAATAATGAAGGTTGGTTTGAAGGCAAGTACCAGGATCATACTATCCGGCTAGACTTTGATGACGAAGACGAACGTAATATGTGGTTGTTACGTTCGCCGGTGCCACCTAGGGAATTCTAATGGCAATTGAACTAATCAAGATGGACGGCAGGCATAGAGGTAGAAACCACTTTACTCACTATGCTAATTTTACACGCCATCGCAATACACGCAAGGCTCCTATGATTACAGGATGGCGATATGTAACCGACCAGGATGTTGTAAAAGAATTTGTCGAGTGCCGTAATTGGTGCTGGGAACACTTTGGACCAAGTTGCGAAGTTGCATTGTATGATCAAGCCGTACATGCTTTTGCTTTTGGTATAGAAAAATCAGACCCTGATTGGGCCTGGGTAGAAAAAGATTACGGTCGCAGGATCTACTTTAAAGACGAAACTGTAGCTGGAATGTTTTCACTAATGTGGTGCAAGT